CCATTTGTTCTTGTTTAGAAATGCTCCCGATAAAGTGTCCTGACGATATGCGTTAGCACGATAAGGTTCGACACTAGGAGAAGTATTTCCCATGATGATAGACGAAGAAGCATTTGGAGCGACAGCCATAAGATGACTAAAACGTTGGCCAGTGCCACTAGCATCCGGAGCTTCCCCACGCTCGGTACCCAATCTAACATTTGCCACATTTAAACTCTCCCTTATATGTTTGAAAATACGATTGTTGGTGATTTTTGCCATCACTCCTTCAAAGGCAATACCTTTTCGCTGAAGGTAAGCATGAAAACCCAAAGCACCAATGCCAATAGAACGTTCTCTTTCTGCACTATATTTTGCACGACTGATAACATCAGGAGCATTATCAATAAAATATTGAAGCACGTTATCGAGCATTTCGGCCACGTCCTGAAGAAAAAGTTCATTATCTTTCCATTCATCATAAGTTTCCAAGTTCAAAGAAGATAAACAACATACAGCAGTTCTTTGTTCGTTTGTTGGTAAAATAATTTCTGAACACAAGTTCGATTGATGAATCCTCAAACCTTTGTCTTTTAGAAACTGTGGCATCATTCTATTACTTGTATCAATGTAGTGGATGTATGGCTCACCAGTGTGCATACGAATCTCTAAGATTTGTTGCCACAGATGTTTAGCGGATACTATCTCTCTTACTTCACCTGAGTTTGGATCCACTAATTTCCAATCATCATTATATTCCTGATCCAACATACACTTCTCAATGATTTCCATGAAGTCATCCGTGATGTTGATGCCATGATGTAGATTCAGACAACGCACATTTGGGTCACCTGTTGGTTTACGCATTTCTAAGAAAGAGATAATATCTGGGTGAGAAATATCCAAGTAAGCAGCATAACTACCACGGCGGGTACGACCCTGACGGTATGCCAAACTAGATGCGTCATAAATTTTGAGGTGAGGCATAACGCCAGTAGATTTATCATCAGCCGAACGAATACCAAAGCCGATGCCAACACCGCCACCCAACATACTAAGCCAATTTGTTTCAGATAGATTATCAACTAAACCCTCCGCAGTGTCTTCAATAAAGTTAAGAAAGCAGCTAATAGGCATTCCACGCTTAGAACGACCAAAAGAAAGGATTGGAGTACTAAAACTGAGCCAATGATTAGAGGCGTAATCGTAAAGCCGCTGACAATGTTCCTGATTAGTTCCAAATGTTTTTGATACGAATGCGAATCTGTGTTGAGGAGAAGTTTCATCTTCTCGCATATAAGATTCTTGTAGTCTTTTAATTCCAAGTTCATCGAAAAGTTTATCTCTTTCTAAATCTATATTAATACCTAGATATTCCATGTATTCGCCTTTTATGTTAAACCTTCTTCCAATTCACAAATTCTAATTTTGCTCTTAGATTTACAAAGGTATTTTTACTTATAATATCTTGGATTTCGTCCGGTGAAAAACCACCCAAAACTGCTTCATTTACATCTTTTTCTTCAATCATCGGTGGCCAGATGACAATATTGAAATGATTATCAATTGCGTGTTCCATCTTGGCTACGATTTCCTTGTTCCGTGGTTCATTGTCAAACAATAACGCAACCTTAGTCTTATCCAAGACTTCCGTGATTGATTCCAGATTGGAGTCTGCTGTCGCCACGGCATTATCTAGGAACATGGAATCAATGGGTCCTTCCACGACATAGACCAGTTCTTCTTCATTGACTCGGTCCATGCCAAACACTTTATAATCATCATCATTTAACTTGATGGTTATATATCTTAACTTTGATTGACCTAATGCACGTCCTTGGACAGCAATGAGGTTTTTTTCTTTATCATAGAACGGTATGACCAACCTTTGGTCATCCCCATGTAGGCCGTCTTTCTCGATTCCCAAACTATCAATGAACTTTTTAAAATCTTCTGCATAATAAAGTTGCGTTGAAAAGGTGTCTGGGATTTGTCTTTTCTCAACATAACTCTTAGCAAAGTGACCTGTTGGTAACGATTCAATTGTAGGTAGATTGAGCGCCTTTTTAAACTTCGGCACATCTGTCTTTGCCTGTTCAAAGTCAGGTTTTGTATAGTTATTGTTACCGGTTTCTCCATTTTTATATCTCTCTAATTGATATTCTTTCACCAAAGATTCATCGACCTGTCTTAGGAAGTTATAGAATGTAGTAGAGACACCACAGTTATGACACATATAGAAATAGTCATTCTTCTTGCGGAATACAAAACCACGGGCTTTTAATTTATTTTTCTGTGAGTCGCCACAGAGCGGACACCTGAAATTATAGAGGTCATCCTTTTTCTTGGTGAACCTCTGTAATTTAGGCGAGACTTGTAACAGGAAAGTCCTGTCAATAAAAACACTCATAATGAAAATACCAATTAATTAATGTAAGCTTTTCAATATTGTATCAAAGTTTGAATGTGAAATCAACCATGTGATAACAATAATACCACCGGCAAGAGTCCACTTCCATTGATTTAACTTCTCATATTGAGATTTGGATGCCTGTACGTGTTCATCCATGGTATTTTTCAATCCTTTTATTTCATCCATAATACGCAATTCAGATTCTTGTACCTTATTCAATACGATATCAATGCGCTCGTGTATTTCAGATATGTCCATATCTTTTTCTTTTCTTTGGTTGTCCATGTGTTCATACACTTTAATTAAATGACGGTCGTGTTGATCTACCAGTTTTTCTATTACCTGGTCCATTTTATTACATAATGCTGATAAAGTCAATACTTGGGTCTTTAAAACACCAACATCAACTTTTACTTCTAAAATTTCGTTCGGCATTTATTTTTTAGTTGGAACTTCCGTACCTTCTAACTTCTTGTGAACTTTAATTGTTTTACAATCTTGGGTTGGTTTGCCATCTTTACCAACGACAGGTTTGCCATCTTTACCCACTCTATCATGGCAAACTTTTTTTTCTTCACCGCCAGCAAATACGGTTGAAGATAATGCGATTATTAGTACTGTTAATATTTTTTTCATTTTGTTTCCTTATTCATGAAATTTACCTTCAAAACAATGTCTAAGTTCGTGTCCCAATATTTCCATTGACGTTGTTTTACCTGTTACTATCTTACACGATTTTTTATTGTATATTGCACATCCAAAAATAACTCCAAGTGGTCCCGGATCTTTAACACCGGCTTTGACACATTCTTCTTCAGCATTATCAAGTGTTACCCAAGTAACTACCGCAACATCGGTCACTCTTTCTTCATAAGGTTTAACTGTAAAATTACCACATCCAATTAATAATAATGCTATAAAGCAATACCGCATTTATTTAGATGCAAATTTTTCACTCGCTGTAAAACCTAAACCTGCAAGCACAATATACATCATTGAATCATAGATTTTAGAATCCACATTATATCCATATATCATAGCAACAAAACCACCCGCACACAATAGAAATGCTAATAGTGTAACAACTCTTTTACTGGAGATGGTATCATTCACACCATCTGATAGCATACTTGTTATAAAACTCATAGTAATGGTTGTGGTGCTTCAGGTGGTGCTAATTTACCACCAAACCCTGTAACTGGTGCTGGGGTTGAATTAAAATTTGAACCGATTCCACTTGATGCTGGTGCAGAAAAACTAGATGAAACGGGTGGTGTGAAAGATGGCTCAGTCTTTGGTGGTGATGAAACCACTGGAGGTTTGTTTGCTGCATCTAGTGCTTTTGCTCTAAGGTCTTTATCATTACCAGCTAACATAATACCAGACAAGGTACCAGTTAAGAATGTTGCAATTGGAATAATCAACTCAAAGAACTTCTGGTCGATAGGACTGATAGCGTTCAATGGTTGAGTTACAAAGATGATAGAATATAGAACAACAAAGACAATACCTGTCAATGTTAATGCTAAACAAATACCAATGAAGAATTTCAGGCGATCCATTAACTGTTCGCCAGTATAAATTACATTATTATTTTCCACAGTTCGCTCCTTGTGATGGTGTAGTACATTGTGATTGTGTTGGTACCACAGAACCTTCTGGTTTAGGTGGTCCTAATCTTGGGTCACGTTGACCTTTAAAGATATGTTCTGGACAAGTTCTTGTTACATCACACTTTGGTGGTTTACAAAAATCTTTGTCCCAATTATCAGGGTCTTGGCATGGATAACGAAATCTATCACCGCCAAAGAATGCTAACGATAATGGCAAAATAATCATGCCAATCGCTACGTATAATAATTTCTTATCTGTCATAATTTTTCCTTAATTACACCAAGAAGTTTTGGCTTCACCATAATATTCACGAGCATAACCTTGTTGTATTAACATCATACGAAGACTTTTTCCATCCAATATTACATCACCTAAAACTCGACCACCATACTTATCCCAGTCCATTAGGATAATTTGTCTTTTGGTTGCTGCATTAATTTGAGCTTTAGTGAAAGCACTAGCGGCTTGACCTTTTGCATCTTCACTTGGACAACCTGCTCTGAATCCTTTTTCTGGTGTATCAACTCCGAAAACTCTGATTGAAAGTTCTTGTTTGAGTGGTGCGGGTAAAAACGAAGCTTGAAATGCTACCGTATCACCGTCAATAACACGGGTAATTACTGCGTCATACGTGACACCTTCTTTTTGCTTTTGAGCAAATGTTAAACAAGGTACCAATAATAAAATAAGTAATAATTTTTTCATTATTAAACTCCTAGGACGTGTAAAGCGTGTTCATAATGTTTGATACGGTCTTCAAGACCAATAGTACCACCATTAATACGTTTTGTTAAAGTAAGAATATCACCTTTGTCAGCCCACTGATTCAGGTTGTTTGCTTCCCAGAACCAACAAGCAGATTGTGCTGCACCTTCAAAGGTTGATAGGTATTGTGATGCATCTTCTGGTGATATCTGTAATGAATCTGCAAATGATTGATAATTGGATTTACCAGTCAACTGGATGAGACCACGACCGCAATACTTGTATCCGTCACCAGATGCTTCATCTCCGTTACCCATACGACTGGCGTAGATCCTATTGGCGATGGCTTCTTGTTTGTTTGGTTTGGCACAATACTCTTCCGCCAAAGCATCAGTTGGAAAATACTTGGCAAACAACTTACGCAGAGTTGGTGGTTTGTAATTCAGATTTTCTTTGAGTGCTGTGAATCCACCAGATTCGTGAGCACATTGTGCAATGAAAGCAGCAATACGTTGTGGTGTATTGATTTCATAATCTGGCAATAATATGGCCAAGGCATGATGCCAATGGTCAACATATGGATTTTTTGGTAATAATTGTTTTAGTTGGTCTTTTGTTAATTCCATAATATCTCCTAAACTGTAAAACTACTGCCACATCCACAAGTTGTTTGTGCATTTGGATTTGTTATGACAAACTGCGAACCTTGTAAATCATCTTTGTAATCTATGCTTGCACCTTGTAGATATTGCATACTCATAGAATCTACCAACACCTTAAATTTTTCTAAAGGTACTTCGAAATCATCTTCATTTGTTATTTCATCAAAGGTGAATCCATAACTCATTCCACTACAACCACCACCTTGAACGAATGTTCTTAGTGATAAATCTGGATTGCCTTCTTCTGCAAGAAGGTCTAGAATTTTTGTTTTTGCTGACTCTGTTATTGTTATCATACTCGGAAACTTTCTCCGCAACCACATCGGTCACGTTCATTGGGGTTTCTAAAATCGAATCCTTCATTGAGTCCATTTCGAACCCAATCCATCGTCAATCCTTTTAGATATACATTACTTTTTATATCTACTAAAACTATAAAATCTTTCTGTGCATAATTAATTATATCAACATTCGCTTCATATTTATCAACATATTCAACTGTATATGCCAATCCACTACAACCAGTAGTTTTCACACCAAGTTTAATACCAACTCCCTTACCACGTTTCTGTAGTTGGAATTTAATTTTTTCGTATGCTTTTTCAGTTAACGATATCATGTTTCTTTTTATAGTCCGATACTGCGGCCTTTATAGCATCTTCTGCAAGTATTGAACAATGTATTTTAACCGGTGGAAGGGCAAGTTCTTCAGCAATTCTTGAATTAGTAATTTTTCCCGCTTCGTTAATCGTTTTTCCTTTAATCCACTCTGTGACAAGGCTTGAACTTGCGATTGCACTTCCACAACCGTATGTTTTGAATTTTGCATCTTTGATTATCCCATCTTCTACTTTAATTTGAAGTTTCATAACATCACCACAAGCAGGTGCACCGACCATACCAGTACCAATGGTATCATCAATAGTAGAAAAACTACCGACATTCCTGGGGTTTTCATAATGGTCAAGGACTTTTTGAGAATAAGCCATTATTTTTTATGGCTCCCGCCGCAGATTGTACATTCTTCTTTGTTCATTTTACACTTTCGTAAATGTTTTTCTGTATTTGATACCATTCAATCCATGCATCATTTTTGACAGCACATTCATAATAAGTGGAATAATTTATTGTTACTGTTGTGGCAACATCACTCAACTTTGAACCATCTTTTAACAGTTGTAATTGTGGACAGGTCTGTAATGAATATTTAGGAGCTTCAGGAAATTTAGAAGTGACAGGAACAGTTGTGGAACAGCCAACCAACAATAATACCAAAAATAAATATTTCATTTTGTTGCTGCCTTATTATGTACTTCAATGAATTCTTTCGGTACAACACAAGTGTTATCGTATTTAACAATTTCACGGTCTATATATTGTTTGACAACCACTTGTTTTTCAACAATCTTTGTTTTTTGCTGTTGAACTTTCTCATCTATTTTTATATTAGCTTCTTTAGATTCGACTTCAGCCTTGGCAACTTTAGCTTCCATCTCCCTAACTCTTTCTTCCCAAGCATTGTTGTCGTATGAGGCACCAGACATGAATGTACCAAAAATAATAGCCAACACAGAAGCAATCTGTATTGGCTTACGATATACGAAAATAAAGGGAAAGGGAATGTATTTGAATAGATATGTCGCTGCGAATCCTATCAACCCAACAAGGAAGATTCCGTGAAATATCCAGTCAGGTAAGAATTTTAGTATCCACATTTTACATATTTGGTGGGTTTCTTCTACTCATAGGTTTGATTACAGGATTTCTTTTCTTTGAGACTCCAGGTTCACCTTGTGGGCCAACACCAACACCTGCAATTTGACCACCACCAACTACATTGACTGGTGCATCTTCTTGTGTAACTTCTTCTGGCACACAATTAGGCACCATACGATTACCCTTCTTTTTCATTCCTTTGGCTGTGTAACCAGTCCAACAAGCTTCTAGAAATTGTTTAAATGTTTGCATTAACAGTTCCACTTTCTTAGAGCTAAGGCTTTACGTGTTGGTTCGCCATTAGGTTTCTTCATAGGACCTTCCATACCACCCATACGGGCACAGAAAGACTTTCTACGATTAGCTGCTTTAGAACCAGGTTTTAATTTAGATGGCTTTGTTGTTACCGCCATAGATAACTTGGAACCTGGATTTGCAGCTCGATATGAAGCAATACCTTTACGATTTAATCCGCCTTCAGGATTCTTACCTTCTTTTCGTTGCCATGCAGCAGACTCATATAATTCTTCATCTGATACTTGTTCAAGTTCTTCCCAAATCGATTCTGGATCAACATTATGTTTTAGTGAAGATTCTTCAACCATTTCTTCAATGATATCAAATATTTCTTCAAGTTCTTCACTAACACTTTTCCATCCGCCACCCATTGCTTTGTACTTCTTTGAAGCCCAACCATTTGCGTAAGCAGATGGATATACAGCAAACTTAGATTTGGCAGCCGATTTTGCTTGAGCCCATTTTTCTGGACTAGTAGGAACATTTTTTTCTTCTAAATTTTCAAATTCTTCTTTAAATTGTTTTAGTGTTTTCATATTATTTTGTCCTAACATTAATTGGTGCACCACGGCGTTCTGGATTAGGATCTTCTCTACGTTTTCTTCGAGCCGCTGATGCTCTGCCTTCTTTACCTAATGCATGAGCTTTAGCTTGAGGTAAACATTTTGGTTTGCCTTCGCCTGGATCTCTGGCGCAATCACCTTTGATATTGCCTTTGGTGTCCATACGAACCCATTTTTGTTTGAACCATTTACGCAAATCTTCTTTAATAGATTCATCATTTTCAGAAAGCTTGTCCACTTTATCAATATAATCCATGGTGTTTTTTGTCATCGATGAACCAGGTCTTCTTAATAAACCTTTTTCTTTTTCTTCACGTTTTTTGGCTTTTGTGATTTTGTCTAACTTATCTTGGGTCATTTTACCCCAAGGACCGTTGCCTTCTTCTAAGTCTTTTTTAATCCAGTCATCGGGAGTTTTTCCGTGTCTGTCCACAAAATCATCATGTAAATCTTTACCAGTAATATTATTTTTTTTGGATATATCCATCATTAAATTATTAATTGAATCATAACTATGATTATTCAATTTCTTTAAACCTTTTTCTAAAGCCGTAATATGGCAATAAGATTCTTGTAAGTATTGTTTAAATGATTTCATATCTTTAGTAATATCTCTGTAACATTAAGTTCAACTGGTATCTCAGCTGAATATACATTTTTACCTTTAATGCCTCGGATTACTTCTGGCATTATATTCAGATAACAAAGGAATGTCTTCAATATATCATAATCACGTTCATCTATCCTATAGAACAAGATTCTTGCTGTAGCTTCAGGTCCAAAAACATTGTTCAATAATATAATGTGATTTAATATCAAACGTTCTTTTAATGACTTAGTAACTTTATATCTACGAAACAGTCTTTTTAGATACTTGGTTCGTTTGATATCTCCCTCAAATTCGGACATAATACAATGTGGTGCATTATAACACTTCATTGCATACATCATAATATTATCATCAGTTAAATCATCAAACATTTATTATTATTATTCTCTCAGATGAAAATGGGAGCCGTAGCTCCCATTATTATAAAGTCAAAAAACTTCGATTATAGACCACCAAAGATAGCGTTTGAACTAGTATTGGCAGAACTTGAATTTGCTGCTGAAGAATTAGCTAAAGCAATCAATGTTTCTTTAAGGAAACGAATTGTACCATCACTGTTAATTTTACGAGTAATACGATTCCATCCTTGATTGACAGAACCAAGTAGTGTATTAGCCACGGTAGAACCTCCACGACCAGTAGTACCAGAAGTGTTAGCCATACGAGTTGAAGTTACCAAAATAGTATCACTAAAGAAAGTGTTGGCAACAGTTGAATTGTAAGTTATTGCAGTATCAAAAGTGAGTGATGTTCCGTTGGTTACCAAAGCTGTAACAGGAGAGCTTAATACAACATTAGAAGTACCAAAATTACCTCCAACAACTGAAAGAACAGTATTATTTCCCTTAAAGAAATCACGTTGTCCCGAAGAATTAATTTGTGAAACATTTCCTCCATAAACAAATTGTCCTATAACAATAGTACCTGTACCATTTGCTACAGTAATTACTGTGTTTCCTGAAGCAGCTCCCGCAAGAGCTCCAGTGTTAGCAGCTGTTGCAGTCGCTGACAACCGAACTTGACGTAGTTCTGAAAATCGTGGTTTCGCTGTATTAGCGTCTGTATTTCCCCATATTGGCATCTTATTTCTCCTTTTAACCTTGGGTTATGGTGTATTTATCTATATTTAAACTGGTGATTTTTTCGGATTACCTTTATCGAAGGTATCTGGTCGATCCGGACGATTTTTCATTGATGGATCAATTTCCACCATATCTCTAGGTTGACCTGTCAAAGTAGTACCACCCTTCATTACTGCTTTGGCTTCTGGTTTATTTTCACCAGCATTTTTGTATTTGTCAGTAGCATTAAATGAGGGTTTCTTACCATATGGTTTTGATTCGGAAGACTTATCATCCTTTTCAAAATCGTATGTTTCTTCTTTCATGCCTTTTCTTTTATAGATAGACCTGATAATTCTAGCAGATTTTGACATCTGAATTAATTTCTTATTCTTATCTTTTGGTGCCACATCATCTGGTGTATTGGCACCATCATTTGGTGCTTGAGTAGCAGCCAAAGAATCCATAGTATTCTCTTGTTGTTGAACGGGTTGTTTGGCCTTTTCATTTTTCTCTGCGGCTTCACGGGACTTGTCTTTAAGTTCTCTGGCTTCACGTTCTTTACGGAGTGCTTGTGCTAAACGGAGAGCAGCAGAACCTTCTTGTATTGGTGTACCATCAATCTCAACAGAATCGGCAGTATACTTTCCACCTTGTGATGGATCCGTACCTTTAGGTAATTCTAAAGTTGTTGTCAATCTTCTTGTAGCACGATTCAAACCCATTAGTTGTTTATCGTGAGTTGTTCTTGACATACCTTTTGGTTTATCTTGGCGAGTTGCACCAGTCTGAGCATATCTTTTCTTCAAATAAGAATGTGTTAGTTCTTTTGATATTTCGTCAATCGGTTCTACTTCTTCTTTAACTTTTTCACTCTTACTGGACAAATAATTGCCAACAGTAGACATATAATCTGTGGCCAATGTGACTTTAGATTGTACCCATGCTGGTAATTGTTTCTCGTAGTCTTTACCAATATAATCACGGATCATGGCACAACCACGTTCCAATTCTTCTATTTGGTTTAATACCATGCTACCTTCATCATCCAACATATTACCCATGGCGATAGCGATATGGTTTTCTCTAAAATGTCTTCGTTTAATATTAGAAATATTGGTAATCATTTTATAGTCTGCCATTGTTAATACACCTTTTTTACGAATTTGTATTAATCTTTCAACTACACGGTGTAAGTCAACGTCTGACTTGATATCTTCTCTGGCCAACTCAAGTATACGAATCAACAAAGGAATATCTAAAACTACTGTATCTCTTTTATCCACAGCCTCATTTAAGTGGTCATTTTTCCACTTCTGGAATTCATCAGACTTTGAATGTGATATTTTAACATCTGTGGTAACAAACTTTGGATTGATACCTCTAGAGTTGAGATATCTGGCCAACAAGTCAGACTCCGAACTTTCACCTACCATCTTGCGGTCATTTTTCCATTTGATAAAATGACTAGACTTGGCGTGTGAAATCTTAGTGTCTTTAGAAACAAATTTAGGATTGATACCTCTGGATGACAAATAATCATCCAAAGAAGCTTCGGATATATTGGCTTTTGCTGACCAAGGATCCATAGGATTGGAACCAAATGATGGTTTTCCACCATCTGGATTTTTAATTATAGATTTTAATTTTTTGGCCGTGTTATCCATTGTGCACCACTTAGTTTTTAATTTTGGTTTTGTCTTTTACTTTTTTCAATGCACGCTGAGCAAGGTCTCTAGCCCGTGACATAGGAGTGTGTATAGCGCCAGACTTATCAGTTACAGGGAAATTCTTAGTTTTTGTGTAGGGTTTATCAAAAGGTGGTTCTTCCTTTTCTTCTTTAAAAGTATTTGGATTACCATATTTCTTGTCTAGATTGTCCACTTCCTGTGGTGATTGTGTGTTGGGCGGATGCGGGATTTTTGATTTTCTGGCAGCAGTTTCTTCTGGCTTATCATCTTCTTTTGGATTAGGTGCAACATCACCTTGCAATTTCTTCTTAAAAAGATTGAAAGTGTTTTCTGCACCACCATCTTTACGACCGGCCAAACCGTCAGTAGTAATATCAGCTTCTTCTTTTCTCATTTTGTCATGAGCTTTACCCATGTTCTGAATGTCTTTGGCATTTTCTTTTGAACCAGACGGAGTTTTGCCTTTCATGTATTCAGATTTCTTCTTATCCAAATAAGAGCTTAATGTTGATTTTGACAATTCATCAATTTGTTCTACTTCTTCTTTAGCTAAACGGTCAATAGCTTTATTAACACCTGATTGGCGTTTCATTGCTTTTTCATCATCTTTCAATCTTTCTGGATCTTTTGCGGATCTTGTTCCAGCAGAAAAAGAATGATAAGATACATCATCTGTTGCCTTTTTTGCGTAAGAACTCAAAGTTGATTTTTTTAATTCATCAATCTGTTCTACTTCTTCTTTCTTCAGGCCAAGTGGATCTTTTGCGTGTTTAACTAATGTCTTTGCAGCATATTTAATTTCACTTTCTGGTTTCTCACCAGTTTGTGGAACACCCATCTTGCGTTGTAGGTCTTTACGTTGGTCTTCATCGGAACCACCAGTCAAAGCTTTGAATGCTTTCTTCATCAATCCTTCATCCAATTCTTTTTCAAGTAATTTCTTGGCAAAAGGCATATCGTTTAAATGTTCTCTCATCTTCTTCTTACCACGGAGAATGGCAAAATCTTGTCCATCAATTTTATTATTATTATTAGCATCAATCTTGTGTTGGCTACCTTTTAGTTCCTCTTTACGTAAGAGTTTGAAGTCTTCTGCATCAATTTTATTGTTTTTGTTTTTGTCAATCTTGTGTTGGCTACCTTTCAGTTCTTCTTTGACTGGTTTCTCATCTTTTTGTTTGGAACCACCATAACGTGAACCTTCTTTTTTGCCGGCACCACCTGATGGTTTAGGACCAGACTTCATTTTTTCTTTGGCGTCTTTAACCATATCGTCCCAACCTTCATTGAGAAGTTCTTCTTTGACTCCTACTGGTTGAACAGGTTGTGCAGGTTGTACTGGTTGTTCACCTAGTACTTTGTTAACTGCATCAATCATTGATTGTGACACTTTAGATTTTGCAAACATATTGTTCTCCGTTTATTTCTTTTTCTTTTTGGTTATTTCCGAAACTCTTACTTTATTATCATTGGGTGTAACTAGAGGTTCTTTATTACTACCACCACCAAGAACGCCACCGACACCCATATCATTCGCTCCTGGGTCATCAATCGCTTCTATTACTTTTCTAAAATTCCTAAACTCTTTTTGCTCTTTGTATGTCTGGTCACCTAGACCGGCTGGTAAACCAGAACGTGAACTGAATGTTGGTCCAACACCGACACCTTGAGTATTCATACCAAACATTCTATTATAGAACTTTTTAGACTTTACTTTTTCCTTGTCCTTGGAGAAGTTGGCTTCTTTTGGCTCGGGGAGGACTTGGACTTTGGGGCCATCACCGTCTTCACTGTAGGCTCTAAAGGTGTAACTGGAGTTGTACTTAACGTCTCCGTCTTTGACGTTATCAACTTTTCCGAGCTTTCGCTGGAGTTGTTGACCTGGGGCGTTTTCTTGAATATTCCTAAAATTGCTTTTAACATTTTTAATTTCCTTAAATAAAGAACCACTTCTACGATTCAACCAATCTTCGGCTGTCTCTCCTAAAGTTTCAGAACCCAAAAATTCACTTGTTGATTCGTATACTGAATGGATATCTTCCTCTTTACTATCTAGGTCACCAGTATTGTCAAAATAAATGAATGTTTTAAAGGACTCATTGAAATATTTAGTATTTTCTTGTGACTTCATCCACTTGTCATGTCTGATTGATTCCGTCATCATTTTAGACAATAATGAGTTTCTCTTTTGACTTGTTTCATTATTGGTTTCAACAAAAATCATCATTGTGTCGTAACCAAGTTCTTCCAATTCTTCTTTGATAAAAGCAATTCTATCTCTATCGTCTGCCGGTCCATTAATAATGAGTGGACCACGATTACGAATACCTTCTCTACGGAGGTCCCCAGTCTTCTCCGCCAACTTCTGTTTGTCATTCAAATAGTCTTGTGCTTGAATGAAATTTAATTCTACAATCTTCGATTCAGCAATAGCTTCACGGATAACAATATCTTTACCAGAACCTGGACCACCAGTTACAAAGATTGCTCTAAACAATCCGTGACTATAAGATTCATGGATACCCATACCCTTGCGAGTATCGTGCATCAATTCTTTTGCGTGTTTATCAGAAACATGACTTGGAACACCATGTTTAAATTTAGAAACATCATTACTTTTAGCGTGTGCACGCATCTTGGTACCAGACATACCTTCTGTGCCTTCAGCATCAGGATCACGTTGGCCAGCAGAATGTACATGAATCTTTTTAAAATTATACAAGGCACCAGTGTGTGTACCATTAAATTTTTGTAACTTATCCTTCATTTCTTTCACACGGTCGGAACCAACAACCATATGAAGGTGTGTCACACCTTGTTTGTGTAACTTAGCAGCTTGGTGTAAAAATGAAGGATGTTCTTTATCTGATGACTTAAAATTAGTACCAGGAGAATATCTCTTTAGGTGTTTAATCTTTTGTGCAGCAGATAATGGATTCTTATTCTTATCTTGGCTATGTGAAGTTATAACAGTATGACTAGCATTATGTTTTGCAGCAACTTCTTTGACCTTATCAATTAATTTTAAATGACCGGTCGTGGGCGGATTCATCCTACCATAGGTGAAAACGTGATGTGTACCATCACTATTTTCTTCCTGTACAACTTCTAAAAAGGATTTCATTTACGTACTTTTAATAGATTTTGTTTGGCAAATTCTGGACGGTTAACCAACTTAGTAGGTTGATTATCGTGGTGTACAACGAAACCTTCTGGTTTAGATTTCTTACCGCTGATATGGTGTTGGTAATTACCCTCATGGGTTTCTAATGAATTAACCAAATGATTCTTAGCTTGTGCTAGGTGATGATGCATAGTCAATAAATTACCATAATGTGCTTTGTGTTTTTCAACGTGGCTAATTTGTTTGGCGCCTTCACCAGTTTTTTCAGATTTAGACTTTTCGGTCTTCACTTTGGCTGCTTGTTTCTCATGTACATCTTTTATGTGTTCTTTGAAACCTTTAACAGAAGGAACTTCATCGTGTCTAACTGTTTTATTAATATAAGTTGAAAGATGGCCATGTTCACCAGAATGTGATGGATGAATGGTATCATACATTTTGTGGCCATGGGTATCGTGGATTTCTTTGGCGGCAGCCATATGTTTTTGAAATCCTGTTTCATTCGCAGCTGAGTGTTTTACTTTAGAAGTATCGTGTTCTGCACCATGGATATGAACATCTGGATGCTCTTTGAAATTACCATGGTCAACATGAGGTGAAGCACTTTTCATGTCAGCACTATACTTACTATGAACCACTACACCGACCTTAGACCTTTTAATCTTGTCGGCTTCTTTACCGTGAGCAGTATAGGTTATTGTATTTGGCGTAAAAGAGACTTTATTTTTTTCTGCTTCAAACAAATATTCTTCTTTCAATACCTTTGTATCAGCATGGTGCATCAAATCACCTTGATATACACCAGTTTTTGGTGATACTTTTGGTAGATGCTTGAGAGCGTGTTTTAGAGCATGAGCAAGTCCAGGTGCATGGCCATGGTTCTTATCAATATCTTTATCTGTATGGTTAATCTTTGGATTCTTATTGAAGGCAGATTTAGTAGCAACAAAGAATTTACCATTCTTAGGGTGGTGTCCAAATACGATTGATGGAGAACCGTCATACTTCATCGTTAGATTACTACTTTTGGCACCAGATGTCATGTTAGCGTGCGCCTTCATTAAGGCAGCATGAGCGTGTTCAAAACCAGCATGGCCGT